GATATTGGGGTTTTGTTCCCGCATGGCCCAAACAATCTTGCGGATCGTTGGCGTAATGCCGTGGCATTCGTCAATAATGATCATAGCAAATTGGTTGCCAAAACGCTTGATGCGGTTGTGAACCGTAATCGGTGTGGCAAATACCACCGGGTGCTGCAACGACTTCGCCCCGGCGCTTGCCGAAAAAATTGAGAACTTGTTGCCTGTGAGCGCGTACTTCTCGCTGTTCTGGATCACAAGCTCTGCACTGGGCGCAAGGCAAAGTATTCTTTTGCCATTAGATATGCGGTGAATAGTTTCCGCTAACGCCGCAATAATATGGCTTTTACCCGCCCCCGTTGCGGCCTCGATCATAACAGGCTCGGTAGTTTTCTTGATCCATTGGATCAGCGCATCATGCGCTTTCTGCTGGTAATCTCTCAACATCTATAATCTTCCTAAACTTCTTCATTGGAATTAAAACACAAGGTTCAATATCTTGTGGGTCACCTCGGTCTCGACGGCCCATCATTTTTATCTCAGGTAATCTTTCAAATGATGTCCCGCTAGGAATACTCCAGACATAAATGCCGTCTGTAAGTTGGATGGCAATTGCTGCCCCCAATGGAAAATCTTCATGCCAACGACGAAGGGCTGACATTTTATGGCACGACAACATCAAGCCGCCCCATTGATCAAGCTTGCTATATGAATAATTTCTGCATTTTATTTCCATCACCGCAACAACTGCGCCGTCACGAATAAATGCAAAATCTACTTCGCAGGCTGGTTTAAGCTTAACAACCTCAAGCTTCCAATGGTTGGCAATAATCTTAGCAACATTCATTTCATTGCTTCGATCGTCACTTGTTTCGTATAATGGTCTCATCATTGCCCTACAAAAATTGTTTCTGTTGGGCAATCTTCGAAAAGATACCAGCAACAGTTGTCTTTACCCGCCGTATTACCGAACCATTTTACCCGCCCTACCGACACGATCTTTTTGCAACGCGTAAGGTAAGGGATTGCTTGCCTCGTATGCATCCAGTCGGCGTCAAATAGAAGCCACGTCGGTGCCAAAAAAAATGACCGCTCGATGATCTGATGAAGCACTTCCCGTCCCCAAGGCGGATTCGTAATGATGACGTCAGCGCGATTGAGGTCTTCTTTTTTAAGAAATGTCGCATCAAGTTGTTTCACAATCTTATGTCTAGGCTCAACGTCATAAGCTGCCACGCATTTGTGGCCATGCTTTTGTAAGATCTTAATCAGCGCACCATCGCCTGCACATGGCTCCGCGTAATACGTTACCTTATCTAAATGCTTTAGAAGCGGCAGAACCGCGTCCTCCGGCGTCGAATAAAGATCAAGCTTGTGGCGCTTGAACTGCGATCTCTTGCCCATCTAAATACTTCTCTGGTTTCTCGCGCTCGGTCAAATACTCATCATAAAACCGTTTCAACGCCATAAGCGCCGTGTCGGTATATGGCTTATCAAAATGTACCGTTTCTAGCTCGTCTCCGTTCGGGGCCCATTGATAAAAATGGCACCACTCGCGGCCTGTTACATACATCTGTATTTGCATCTGGCTATAATAATGAACTTGCATCTTTGCGGTCTTAAAAACTGGGTTGGGTCGATCGCGTAACCCGTAAGGGCACTTAACCTCAATTAAACCAGTCGCACCGACTAGACCGTCAGGGCTTGCGCCTAACCAGTCATCCATCGTGTAAAAACCGCACTTCTCAACCATCTGGCCCGTATTCATTTCATACTGGCAAATGGCACCTTCTTCGTTCAACGTGCCCCAATTTGTAGCTACGTTTCCAGTAAACTCAGACGGCGCTCCGTGCCAGTCGCGCACCATGCGGCGCATGACATCAGCACGTTTGGTAAATGGAGACACACCGAGAATGGCTCCTACGGATGACCCTGTAACGCGACCCTTGCGGGCCTTAAACCATTCTTCGCTGCGCTGTTCCATTATAATTCCTTTATTTTTGGTCACGCGGATCGGACGCTATCCCGACTATATGGGCCGGGCATGAGCTACTCCCATTTCCGCAGCATAAGCCAATTTGATTGCCCACAAACATTTCCTATGCCCGTGTGTCTGCTTTCCACACCGCCGCGCGTCAAAACAGGGACGGCCCGTAGGCCGCCCCCAACCCTTCCAGCCCTAGAAGGGTACTTCGTAGTCTTCCGCTACCGCTGCAACCTTGGGAGCAGCCGCAGTGGCCCCACCACGCGGAGAGACAGACGAAATCCAGTTCATGCCCGTGCCATCGTCACGTTTCATGACATTGACCTTAATTTGCATCGGAATTTGCATCACCGATGACTGCAATGACTGATTGCTAGGTTCTTTACCCGAAGCCATCAATTTGCCACCGCAATTGTTGTCAATTGCAAAAAGCATCTTCTTGGCTTTATCTTGCTTAACAACCGGGTCTTTGGCCTGCGGGTCGTGATCAAACACCCAAAGCTTATGAAACACTTTGCGGTTTTTGTATTCAGCTGGCGTTAAAATGCTCCAACGCAATGAGATCAACTTTAATCCCGATTGGTTAGAAATAACAGCAGCCTCATCAATCACGGCAACGCAATTTGTATTGTTAGGGATCGGCTCTAAATTAGTGCCACCACCAACTTCAAATTTGCCACCAGTTTTTGCAACGTCATCGCCGTCGCTCAGTTCCCAAAAATTGCTCATTTCAACTTACCTTTCAAAGATGGAATATAATTCGCTAGTGGGTTTTCGTTCAGCTTGACCGAAATCGGCTCAGTAATGCCGTAACGGTTTTTGCTGACGTTAGCCGCCGTAGCGTAGGTGATCAGGATGCGTGTCCCGTCAGAGATCGCTTTCTTCTTGTCACCATCACCTGTTGTAAAGGTCTCAAGCTTTAGGAAACCTACCACGTCCACGTCATCGACGTAGGCTGGCATCGACTTCTCATGCAGGCGCAACGTATAACGCATGTATGCATCGTCATCCGGTGGCTCAATCTTGGTCGTGTCCGCATGAGCAATAAACACCGTGTTCATGCCGCGCTTCTCGGCCAAAATACCTGCCGCCTTACGCAAACGCTGGTGCATGCCTGCCACCGCGTCACGGCCTGCGCCGTAACCGCCAAGAGCCTGCTGTAGGCCCCGCGGCTTCTTTGGGTCGGTATCTACCACCCACTGGCCGAACATGCGCTCGAGCGCCGTAACCGAATCAACGATCAGTGTCTGATAGTCATGCTGTTCGTTGATCAACCCCTTGCACTGCTCCCAAAGATCCTCGGGACCAGATAGAACCGGAAACGAATCAGGACGAATGTCAGACGGAATAGCCTGAAGGCCATCCTCTGCACGGATCACGATTGGCTTCGGGAAGGTGGTGGCAAGCGTGGTCTTACCCATACCGCTGTCACCGCAGATCGTTACTAGGACCGGACGATCACCCGGCTTTGATACGCTATCTAAAATGCCCATTGGCACACTCCTCTGCTTCAACGTATTGACATATGCCCCTTGGTTGTGGGAATGTCAACATCGAAATGGTGAAAAGGAATATTGTAATGGACGATTACCCCTTAGAGCGGATCAGGCGCATGCTATCAGATCGCAATTTAGCGAAGGTGGCAGCCCAGACTGGTCTACACGAAAACACGATACGCGCGATCGCGTCGGGGAAAAACACCAACCCGACCCTGACGACGTTAGATAAATTGATAGAATATTTACGCCAGAAAGATTAATTCAGATGATGCACCGCGCTTTTTGGGAGGCGGGTTATCGCGTTTTTGGGCTTCACCCAGTTCGCCGAGACGGCAGCTGTGGTTGTGGACACAAGGACTGCAAGGCCGCGGGTAAGCACCCCCTTACTGCTAATTGGACCTACACGCCCGAGTGGTCTGACGACCAGCTCGATACCATGGAAGAGATGGGTAACTTCGCCACGGGTTACGGCGTTCTTATCCATAGATTGCTTGTGATTGACGTCGACGCCCGCAACGGCGGCGTCGAATCATATCAGCGCCTTGTAGAAGATATTCCGCAAATCGCGGCCGCGGGCCTCATCGTCGAGACAGGATCCGGCGGCGGATCAAAGCATTTATACTTCAAGTGCGACGAAGGCCTCGCTCTGCTAACGCACCTTCCGCAATATTCCGGCATCGACTTCAAATCCTCGGGCTTCGTGGTCGGCGCTGGCTCGTTGCAT